GTCGAGCGGTTCGCTGACTTCGGACAGGTTGCTTTCTTGGGATTTGCCCGCTATGACGGCGACCTATTGGATGCCGGTACGCATCCGGTGAAGTACCTCGTGCAGCACAGCTAACAATCCCCAAGCATGAGGCGGAGGCGTGGAAGGTCACTGGTCCTCGCGGTGGCCTTCCGCACTTCGACAAGTGCAACCTAACTTTTAGGGAGATAAACACATGGCATTCGGAGCAGCAGTAACCGACCAATTCAAGCAGGACATTCTCAGCGGTCTGCACCAGACTGGCGATACTTACAAGATCGCTCTCTATACGCAGGCTGCCGCGACCGACAAGAATAAGTCGATCGTTGCCTATAACACGACTGGAGAACTTGCCACAGCCAACGGCTATACGCAGGGCGGCATTACGATTGCCACCTACACGGTCGGGCTCAGCACCGACACGGCTTATGTGACCTTCACTGTCAACCCAAGTTGGACAGCGACCGGAGCAGGTTTTACCGCTGACGCAGCGATCATCTACAACAGCACGCGCAGTAATCACGTTCTCTGCGTGCTCTCATTTGGCAGCACGACGGCCAGCGGCGGCGGAACATTTACCGTGCAACTGCCAGCGGCGGGTGCGAGCGCCACGATCACTATTGCGTAATGGCAATTGCCTTCAGAGCGAGCGGCGCGGTAGCGACAGGGACAACTTCTCTGTCGATCGCCCAGCCGACCGGCACAACTACCGGAGACGTGCTTGTTGTCTTCATCGTTGACCATGCAACCTCTGGGACCGTGACCGCACCTGCTGGATGGACGGCTGCAGGAGTGATCGCTGGGACTAATGGGCGGTTCTCCTGTTTTACCGCAGTCGTCGGCCAGAACAGCCTCGGTGCATCGCCTTGGTCGTTCACTGGCCTGACCACGAGGGCGGTCGGCTTCATGCAAGGGTTCAGCGGCGGAAGTTCCGACTTTGCTCATCAGCCTGACGTGACGGCATCAGTCCGCACGAATGCCTCTGGCACGACTGGCACTCTGGGAATCACGCCAGGGAACAATGGAGACATGGTAATTGCCGGATTCGCGGCTTTCGCCAGCGGCTCGACTTGGTCGGCGCAAGCGGTAGCCACGGCGCCGACGCTCAGCAACGCAGGCGGAGGGGCGAACAGCACATTTTGCTCGGTCAATGCCGCGAGCGGCATTCTGTCCACGGCGGCGGCTACCGGCGCTTCTTCGGCCACGATGGGAACGGCGGGCGTAAACGCCGGAATTCTCCTCAGCATCAAGGCTCCAAACAGCGCCACTTCCACGCCAAGCGGTGTTGCCTCTACCTCAGCCGAGACCAATGGACTTGGTGAGCCGGTCAGCTTGCCATCTGGCGTCACTTCTACATCGGCACTAGCCAACGCGATTGCTCAGACGGTCGGCTTGCCGTCTGGCATCTCAGCAACCTCGGCTGAAAACAACCCGACAGCTAGTTCTGGAACCAATGGGACAGCGACGGCTACGGGCGTTGCATCGACGTCAGGCGAAGCCAATCCCATCGGCGAACCGATCAGCCTACCAGCAGGCCTATCGGCTAGCTCTCTCGAGAACAATCCAAGTGCGAGCGGTACAGGCATCGCCGCGGCCGGTGGCACGTCTGCTACCTCGGCAGAAAGCAACCCTATCGGCGATCCTGTTAGCCTTCCCTCTGGCCTCGCTGCAACGTCAGTGGAGAACAACCCGACTGCAGCAGGCGTCGATAACGCCACAGCCTTACCGGCTGGAATCTCAGCTACTTCAGCTGAGAACAATGCACTCGGAGCGCCAGTAAGTGTGCCATTAGGTGCCTCGATCTCTTCGGTCGAAAGCGATCCGATTGCTCTTCCTGTCGGTCTGGCATCCGGCCAAACTACGGCCTCGTCGAAGAACAACCCATTAGGCTTACCGAATAGTTTTGCGTCTGGTCAAGCTGTCGTATCTGCAGAGAACAATCCGACCAGCCAGGGCACCGGAATCGCGACTGTTGTTGGCCTTTCCTTGCTGGCGTCGGAGCATGATCCCGATGGACAGGATGTATGCTTCCCGGCTGGCCAGGCGGCCACATCAGCTGAAAGCAACCCACTCGGACTTACCATCAGCCTTCCGCCTGGACAATCAACGACGGCAGCTCAGAGTAATCCGTTCGGGTTGGCTGTCTCTCTTGTATCTGGCGTCTCGCTGGTTGCCACTGAGCACAATCCAGCCTATGCAGCTCTGCCCAGCGGTCTAGTAGCAGTCTCTGCAGAGACGAATCCGCTAAGTTGGGTGTCTGGGACTATTGGCAGGCTGGCCGTCTCGTCTTCTGAGAATTCCCCACTCGGTACTTCGTCAGCAATCATTGGCAACCTTAGCCTCGCCGCAGAAGAGAATGATCCCAGCGCGGCGGCTAGATTGGATGGTACCTCCCTACCGCCAGGTGTCAGTCTAGCGTCCTTACCCTGGATGCCTCTCGGCTCTTCGACTGCCTTGAACGGCGGCGTCTCAGCGCAAGCGGTTGCGGGCACATTTCTTTATGGATCAGGAATGGTGATCTTGTCGGGAGCGGCTGGTCGACGCGCTTGGCGTCTGGGCAACCGCAGCCGAGGGCAAGCTACGGCAGGCACAATTACGATTCAGTCGAATATTCCAGCTTATGCAACCGATAAACCTGTAACTGTTTCCTTTGGCCTATTTGACATTGTCTCCATTGCCATGCGCGGGAGTCATTCGCTGACGTTGAAATTAAATGATCCCACCGCTCCACGACAAATTATCGAGATCGATCAGGGTCCGGTCGTGTTTCGTTCCAATGAAGAGTACGACTGCAACATCGGAACTGATGTCTCTTCCATCTTCGTGACGAATCAAAGCAACGCTGCGGCCACATTGGCTTTATCCGTGAGAGTTGGGATCATTTAATTTCAACGTCAGCGAATGTTGTCCAATGAACATTGCAAAAGCACAAGCGATTCAGGGATGGATGGATGACGCAGAGCTTCTATGGTTGGCGCAACAGGCGTCTACTCGCCATCGCATTGTCGAGATCGGATCATGGAAAGGACGCAGCACGCGCGCGATGGCTGACAATCTGCCTGTAGGCGCTGTTCTCTATGCCGTTGACACCTGGGGCGGAAGCAATAACTCATTGCAGCAGGACGAACTGGCAAAGAACCCGCCGAATTGGCTGTTTGAGCAGTTCTGCGAAAACATGAGCGACGATCTTCTCGGAGTTCCTGAATTGAGAGTGCGACCGCTCCGCATGACCTCTGCTGAAGCCGCACGTTGCCTATCTGTCGAAGCTCCGTTCGACATGATCTTTATCGATGCGGAGCACAACTATCAAGACGTTAAAGCAGACATCCGGCTTTGGTTGCCGCTTCTGTCCGAGAACGGATTACTGTGTGGCCACGATTACGTCGCGAGCTGGCCTGGCGTAGTGCGTGCGGTTGACGAACTCTTTCCCAAGCGTCGGCGCCATTGTCAATCCATCTGGAGCAACAATTGAATATCCTAATCGCCATCCTCAGTTGCCACAAGAACCGATCATGCAGGGAAGCGATGCGGGAAACATGGCTTAGGGATCTCAAAGGCGCTGAGTATCGCTTCTTTCTAGGTGGGCCGCCTTCGGCGATGCCGGATGCCGAGGATGATTGCGTGTATCTGTTCTGCTCCGACGCTTACGATAAGCTGCCAACAAAAACGCGCGCCGCAATGCAATGGGCAGTGGCGAAAGATTATGACCACGTTTTCAAATGTGACGATGATACCTACGTCCGGCCCGACCGGCTGCTTGCAAGCGGCTTCGAAGAATTCGGCTATACCGGCTTTACGGAAGGGCGCTTTCACTCCTCAGGTTCAGCGATGCAGGTCTATGCCTATGCCCAAGGCGGTGCGGGGTACTGGCTCGGCCGCAAGGCGATGCAGCTTGTCGCGGACAACGAAGGTACACATTACTGCGAAGACTGCGGCGTCGGAATCACGCTTGGGGTAAACGGAATATCTCCCATTCATGACACGCGCTATGCGCCCCAGGTCGGACCGCTAGAATTGGAGTATCCCGACTCGCGCAGAAACCTCATTACGCTGCACAAGGTCTCACCAGATCAGATGCGGCGTCTCTACGCCGCCGATCAAAAGGAAAAAGCAAATGCTTATTCGCATCAAGTCGACGGGAGCAGTGCTGGATTTACCCTCCGGCCATGCCCGCAGCATGATTGAAAAGGGAAGCGCAGAAGCGGTCATTGCTGAGAAACGCGAGACCGCGACGCTGTCGCATGAGGATCGCGAAGAGATGACGCCAAAGCGTAAGACAGTGCGAGGCAGAATCTAAATGTATGTCGTCAAAACGGGACCGCCAGAAGCTGAAATCGTCTCTTTGCAAGCGATGCTGACGTTTGCGCGCATCCAGCGGCAGATCGGCGATGACGTAAACGACGATAACAACATTAAGGCTCTGATCGTCGCAGCGCGGGAGATGGCTGAGACCTATACCGGGCGCAGTCTGGCGAAAAAGCCTTACATGCAGGTCCATGACAGCTTTCCCTACTACATCGATGCCGTGCAATCCCGCGATGCTTATCCTCCGAGCTACTACAGCGCACCGCGCTACTCGACCTCTCTCTGGAATTATTCTCAGTCGATCAAATTGCTCTACCCGCCGCTGGCTTCGATGGATGTCACGATCACCTATGTCGGCACTGACGGACTCGACCATAATCTCGTCTCTGGACAAGACTTTCAGGTGGATGTAGCGAACGAGCCCGCACGCCTCTTTCCGCTTCCCGGTGGAATGTGGCCAGCCTGCCAGTATTGCGCAAATGCAGTGCGAATCTTCCACACTTCCGGCTATGAAGTGCGATCGACGGAGGAGCCAGCGGGCGAGATTGACAGCCCCAGTGTCAACGAACCGGAAGAAATGGTCACGGCGATTTTCCCATCAAGCAATCAAGTCTCGCGCTATGTGATCGACCGCACCGTGCCGGAAGTTCTGGTTTTAGCCGTCAAGCAATTAGTCGTCCACTGGTATCAGAACCGCGATCCCGTTGTGGTGACTGCGGGCGCGGGCGGAATTCACCAGCCGCTGCCTTACCACGTGGAGGCTTTGCTAGAGAGTTGCCGCACCATCGATTTCGCCCCTACCCGGGGATGAATTAAGACCAAAACCCAACCAAGGAGAACAACACAATGCCAGCAGGCGTATTCACACACTCAATCACCAAAGGCTACAAGTCGGACGAAGGAAGCATTACCTCTGTCGTAAGCAGCATCACTGGCGACGCCGAAGTCGGAGTCGAGTCCACATTGGCCGTTGGCGCGACCAACACTCACTTTGCTATCGCCGTCACCAAGACCCAGATTTTGGCGATGGTTTTGTACTGCTCGACTTCGTGCACGGTGAAGACGAACTCCAGCAGTTCGCCTCAGGACACGATTGCGATCGCGGCTGGTGCTCAGATCGTCTATGAAGGCTCTGGAGCCTCAGGAGCTGTCATCCCATTTGCCAGCGACGTGACCGGCTTCTATGTGACGAACAACGACCCTAAGGCGGGGAACTTCAAGTTCCGCGCTCTCCTTACGGTATAACGAGATTCCTCCTCCGTTGGGGAAAAGGCAGGCTAGGCGCGGCGTCTAACCCTCACTGCGCCTAGCTTGCCTACTTTGTTATGACGCAAATTCTTTACACTCCAGTCGGTGACTTTGTAACGCCGATCGACTTCTGGGACCAGCCGAGCGATCCGCAGACCGATGGCACAAAGCCTGATCCTGTGAGCGTTCTGACTGGAATCTATTCGAAACTGGAATCGCTCTGGACAACCACAGGTGCGCGGCGCCTATCGCAGCAAGTCCTTACGACAACCTCGCACCGAATCACGATTCGTTATACCCCAGGGCTTCGGTCGCGGATGTTCATTATCTACAACGATCCTGACGTGGCGGTCGACTCCACAAAGCCAGCATGGCAGCAGGGAAGACGATTCGATATTGACTCGATCAACGATCCTGACGCCAAGAAAGTGGAATTGCAGATCCTAGCAATCGAGCGCAACGATGGCCGATAACGTCGTCACGGTGCACATCGCAGGGCTCGATGATCTGGAGCGCAAGCTCTACGAATTGCCCACGAAGTTTGCGCAGCAAGCTATGCGCCGCGCCATCGCCCCAGCAATTAAAATCTGGAAAGACGAAATTCACAGTCAAGCCTTACAGGGCGAATACGAGACCGGATTCATGGCTTCGCAGGTCGCAACCAAGATCACGACTAAGGCTAGGGACGAGGCCGGAACCGGGATGGTCGGATTTACGACCAAGCAGAACCCAGCGCGGCATGAGAAGCACGTTCCTAACGCCTCCAATGAGGCATTCTGGAAAGAATTCGGCACCGTCCATCAGCCAGCGCGGCCTTTCATCCGTCCAGCGTTTGAAGCGAAAGCTCCAGCAGTTCTCGAAACCTTCACTAGCATGCTCAAGCAGATTTTGAATGAGGTTTTCGGCGCGTGATCGAATCTGGCCTTTATCAATTTCTCGCTGCTGACGGCAATGTGTCGGGCATGGTGCAGGCTAGTGGCGGCCAGGCACGGATCTATGGCGTGATGCTGCCCAAAAATTATCTGCTGCCCGCAATCGTCTACATGTCTGCGGCCTCGCGCACCATTGAGTCTCTGAAGGGACCGAACGCGCTAGAAATGCGCCGCTTTCAATTCGACTGCTACGGGCAGACCTACGCTCAATCGCGACTTCTGTCCAGGTACGTGCGCAATGCGCTCTGCCCTCTCGATAATAATGGTGAGCCGACTTCTCTGAGAGCGGTACTGCCCGATGGCTCAGGTGTGGATGCAACGCAAATTCTGATCGACATCGACAAGCCTTATCAGGAAGGCGAGGGCGGCTACATCTTCTGTGCGCTGCTCGATGTGGAGATCGCCTTCGTAAATGCAAACTAAGAGTTTTGTTCCAAATCCAGCTAACCCAAGGAGACACAAACCATGAGTCAATCATTCAGGCCGCAGGGGCTTCTCCTGCAGCAAGACAATCCCGCCGGATCGAATTCCGGCTTCACAACCATCGCCGAAGTCAAGAAAGTTGACTTCACCGGCGGAAAAGCCGACACGGCAGATGTGACCAACATGGATTCTACGGGAGCCTACCGAGAATTCTTGCCGACTCTGCTCGATGCGGGCGAGTTGTCCTTCGACGGCAACTACCTCGGCGGCGTCGAAACCACGCAGGCCGAATTGCAATCGACTTTCGACAGCCAGATTCTGTCGAACTGGAAGATCGTGCTCCCAATCCCTCCGGGCGAGTCTGTGAGCCGTGGAACCTGGAGCTTCAAGGCCTATGTCACCAGCTTTGATCCGACCTTCCCGATTGACAAGGAAGCCAGCTTTACGGCGAAGCTGAAGATTACCGGGCCGAGAACTTTCGCACCGTAGTCTCACTTCGGTTGGCTGGATAGCGATTAGGGGCGGGTTCGCCTGCCCCTTTTCTTTTGCATGGAGGAATAATGGATTCCGCACTGAAGAGACGCATCGCGCCATCTATACCGCTGAAATTGGAGCTTGAAGATGATAATGGCTCGAAGTTCACAAAGAACTTCCGCCTGAGTTTCGATGCTAATGCGGCAGCGGAAGTTGAGGACCGCACCGGCTTTAATATGCTCCGTGGAGAGATCTGGCAAAGGCTCTCATTCAAAGCGCTGAGCATCATGTTCTGGGCTTCTGTTCTGGCGAATCATCAGGAGTATGACACGATAGACCAGCACGACAACCGCACAGACGAAGGCTTGCGCGTGATCCGGTCTTATATGGGCATCCACAACACGGCGCAGATTTCCGAGGCGGTCGAGAACGCATTCCTTGCCTCTCTGCCGAAGGAAAAGCGGGAAGCACTTGAAGCGGAGCGCGCACGGAGGGAGAAAGATAACACCCCTTTCGTCGCAGCCGTCACCGCAAGCGAGACAGTGACGGCGGAACAAGCTGGCTCGAGCTCTGGGCCATTGCCCGATACGACCTCGGACTCAGCTTCCAAGAGTTCGGCCGCTTAACTTGGGCAGAGATTGACGCTTTGATGGAGCGCAAACAAGCAGAGGAACGGCGCACTTATGGCAGGCTGTGCGCCACGGTTGCGAACTTCGCGGCGTTCGTGGAAAAGAAAAAAGCGCTCACTGCGGAAGATTTCTATCCTGTCTCTCGGCAAGAGCGTGTCGAGCAGGAAGTCGAAGACCAGATTAAATTCCTCAGCAAGTTGATGGGATGCGGACCCGGCAAGCCGGGAACGGTTCACTAAATGTCAATCCTTGGCAGCTTAATCGTCGAACTGCAGGCGAACACAGCCTCGTTCATCGCGGGCATGACCGGTGCCTCGAAGACTGCTCGCACCGTTGGACGCGAGATCGAAAGCTCGTTCTCCAGCCTCGGGAACGTAGCTGCGACCGCTCTGGCTCCCTTCGGCCAGGTCGGCAACATGATTGCGCTCACACTCGGCCAGGTCGGCTCCTCTGCTGGGTCCGCAGTCCAAGCTCTCGGCAAGATGAGCGGAGGAATCGCGCCGCTCGCTGTCGGACTCGGAACAGTCGCTGGCGGCATGGCCGCGATCTCGGCTGGATCAATAGGGTTGGCGGTGCACACAGCCGAATCTATCGCGAAACTTAACGAATTGGCACAGTCTTCCGGCATCTCCGTTGAATCGCTCTCGGCATTGGCTTTCGCTGGGAAGAGCGTAGGAATTGAAACCGAGAGCATGGCGAAGATCATTCAGAAGATGGACAAGGCCGTGCTCGCAGCAGCTATATCTCCGGGAACTACCGCCAATGCATTCACTCGCCTGCACGTCGCGGTTAAGGACGCCAGTGGAGCGATCCGGCCAGCGACCGACATCATGGCTGATCTGGCTGGCAAATTTGCAGCTATGCCGGACGGAGTAACGAAGACTGCTCTGGCGCTTCAAATCTTCGGTCGCGGCGGCGCTGAGATTATTCCCCTGCTTAATCGCGGAGCGGACGGCATTCGAGAGATGACTGACACAGCCAAGGCTCTCGGAGTCGTGATCGACAGCCAGACGGCAGCGGCCGCTACGAAGTTCAAAGAAGACCTCGTCACCATTGAGGCTGCAGGGCAAGGCGCGGCGATCCGATTGACGAAAGACTTGCTGCCAGCTCTCGATTTCCTCGCTGAAAAGCTGGTCACTTCTTTCAAGACTGGAGGAGCACAGAATCTCCTCGATTGGTTGGCTCGGATCACAAAAGCGACCATTGCTATCGGCGATACTTTCCTCCATGTGTTTGAGCAGGTCGGGATCATCCTAGAAGGGTTAGGCGGAGAAGTAATTGCCGTGTTCAACGCCATCGGAGCTTCTTTAGAGGCTGTGGCGCGGGCTGGAGTCGGAGACTTCAGCGGAGCGAAAGCGGCACTGAAAGCTGGGTTGGCCGGACTCCAGCAGGAAACCAGCAATTTCCTGAACGCGAGCAAAAAGGCGTGGCAGGATAACGCAAACTTCATCAATGGCGTCTTTGCGCCGGGGAAGACGCTGCCCATCCGGCCCGCTGCTGGAGTAGCCGTTGATCTCAAGCCAGCGAAAGAAGATACTACCCTCGCCCGCATCCAAGAGCGCATTAAGGCGCTCGCGCAAGAAACCGCTGACTGGATGAACCTCGCTAGCGCTGGATCTCAAGCAGAAGCGCTGATCGCCGAAGCGGTCAAGAAGGGCAACGCGGAATTCGGCAAGCTGCGAGACGAGGCGGCCAAGGATAAAACCGGCGCGGCGCTCCCTTACGTCTTGCAGAACGAAGCTCTGATCAAAGCCGCTGGAGCGGCGAGCGTGTTCGGCGGCGCGGTAAAATCCCTCACCGGCGACCTCGACAAGCAAAGCATCAAATTCGGAGAGCAGGCGAAAGACGCTCTCGCGATGGCCGACGCTTACCAAAAAGGCGGAGCGGCGATCGCTAACGCAGCAATCGACAAGCAACTCGAAGCTGAGCGCCAAAAAGCCGATGTTCTGGCCGATGCCTACGCGAAACTCAAAGCGCAGTCGGATGCCTACATCGCAGGCAAGGCGAAGCTCGGAGGTGCGGCGGGACCGATCCAGGGAATTCCTGTCGCGCCGGAAACGCTCGAATTGCTCAAGATCGGCGTCGACCAAGCCAACGCATCGCTGGCATCTCTTGAAGTTAGCGCGCGCCGAGTCGCTTCTCTTAACCTCTCAGCCGAACTGGCGAAACAATCATCGCAATTCTCGATACTCAAACCCTACGTCGATGCGCTGAACAACTCCTACCTCTTGAGCGAAGACGCCGTCCGCGCTGCCCGCATCGAACTCGAACTCTACACCTGGGAGCAGGATCAACTCACCAAGGGAATCGTCGTCAGCCAGGCGCAGATCACGCAAAAGCGCAGCATCTTAGCGGAAGCGGACCGCGAAGGCTACGAGAGCAGCATCAAGCAATCGGCTGCGCAGTATGACCTGAACCGCCTTTACGACGAACAGGTCGTGAAACTCCAGCGCGTGCGGGAAGTTCTTCAAGAGAATGGAGCGAGCACATTGCTGGTCGATGCTCGGCTCTTCAACGCGCAGCAGCAGTTGATCAAACAGTGGGACGATGCTGCAATGTCAGTTGGAACCTTCGGTCAAAAGGCTACGGCAGTCTTTAATGAGATGATCCTCCAAGGCCAAGATGCCGGGAAGAAAATCGCTCAGGCATTCTTGAGTGCCTATGACTCGCTTACTGGAGCCCTGGCGAAGCTCGCGACTGGCCAGAAAGCCAATTTCCAACAGATTTTCCAAGGCTTAGCTGAGCAGGTCACGAAGGCGGAGATTCAGAAAGGTATCGGCTCTCTTACCAGTGCGCTGGGACTCGGGAAAATTCCGGGTTTGTCGGCTAAAGCCGATGGTTCGGAAACGAATCCCTTCTACGTCATATTGGCCGGTGGCGGAGCTGCAGGAGGAATAGGCGGTGTTGGTGGAATTGGAAGTCTTTTCTCCGGACTGTTCTCCAGTGGGCTCTTTAGCGGGATGAAGCCAGGTCAGATTTCTGGAATGTTCGGGGGTCCGAGCGAAGCCGCGACAGTGGCGAGCAGTTTGCCTGATATTCTCGACAGCTTCGGCGATGGCGGAGACATCATCCCGGGTCACTGGGGAATCACTGGAGAAAAAGGGCCAGAGATCGTCAAGGGACCGGCTACGGTAATTCCCGCGTCCAAGTTGGGCGGCGGTCACAAGACTTCGATCACGAACAACTTCAACGGCCTCAAAGATACGGACATGTTCCGCCGCTCAACTGCTCAGATGGTCGCGCACCAGCACCGCCAGATGTCGATTGCCTACGCACGGAGTTAAATGGCCTTCTTTGAAGTGGAGTTTCCCCGAACGCTCAGTTTCAAGTCGATGGGCGGCCCATCAGCTTCGACCTTTGTCGTTGGCGTCGAATCCGGTGCAGAGCAGCGCAACCGCAACTGGGCTCAGTACCGTCGTCGCTACACCGTCTCCCTCATCACTGCCGCTGACCGCAACGCTGACCGGCAAGCTTTCGTCGATCAACTGCATACTTTCTTCTACATGATCGGAGGCAAGGCTGACGCCTTCCGCTTCTTCGATCATCTGGACTGCCAAGCAATCCACGAGTCAGTCTCAGCTCTTGGCGGCGGACTGTATCAACTCCAGAGAACCTACTCGCTCGGTGGACGCTCGCTCGTCCGCACGATCACGAAGCCGATCACGGCGACTCCCATTGACTATCAAGGTAATTCTCTAACGAATACCGTAGTTCTATACAACAGCGGCGGTGGAATACTGACCGGAGCGACTGACCACACGACCGGGATCGTCTCTGGTGCCTCTGGCACTGTGCATGATGCAACATTCCAATATCACATTCCAGTGCGCCTCGACACGGATGACTGCCATTTGCAAGTTGAAGATTCAGCGGTCGCTGACGGAAATCCGATCATATCCTGGAACTCTCTTGCCTTGGTCGAAGTGAAACCGCCTAACTACTAAGCCATGAAAGCCGCATCTGCTCCCATGATCGCGCACATCGCTCAAGGGCAGACTACGCTCTCGACCTGCCTCAAGCTGACGCTTATCGACGGAACGATTATCGGCGTTACGGATCACGATCAGGACTTGCTGTTCTCTGCGGTCACGTACCTTGCGCAGGCTGGTTTTTCCAAACTCAATCTTTCGGACAAGTCGAACGGCGATGCTTCGACCATGCAACTCAAGGGCATGATCGACGGAATTTACATCACTGCATCTGACATCCGCTCGCGCCGATTCGACTATGCTGCTGTCGAAGTCTTCATGGTCAACTGGTCGGACCTCACGCAAGGCCGAATCCTGCTGATGACTGGCAAGCTCGGAGTGTTCACGCTCGACGAATACGAGTTCGCTGTCGATCTCTATGGACTTGCCTATCGACTAACGCAGACGGGCGGAGAATTGCTTTCGCGCGATTGTCGTGTCGACTTCGGCTCTCCCCGCTGTGCTCCAAGCGGCGTTCTCGACGGCGGGACGACTATCGATTCACTGATGCAGTCTGGAACTGTGGCGACGACAGACGGTTATAAAACGCTGACCTTCACTGGACTCACCGATACAGGCAAGCCTTTTGCTGGCGGCTTGCTCACCTGGCTTACTGGGAACAATGCCAACCTGAGCATCGAAGTCGCGACGATCGACTTTGGAACTTCTACCATTGCGCTTTACTTGAAGTCGTTTCTCCCGATCCAGGTCGGCGATACGTTCAAGATCCAACCAGCTTGCGACAAGAGTATCTCGACCTGCGCAAACGTCTGGAACAACGCGGTCAACTTTCAGGCCGAGCCGAATGTTCCTGGCGACGATGCCTTGCTGAACTACCCCGACTACCACGCGGCACACAGCTAGATGGGCGGCTTTCTAGGATTCCTCGGCTCGATCTGGTCATCCCTCGGAACGGCAGGGCAGTCTATTCTCAAGTTCGGAGCGATGGTCGCGCTCGACGCGATCGCCGCGCTCATGGGCGGACGGAGCCAGCATGGTCCGCAACTCAAAAACAAGACCATCGCGAGCTCGACCTATGGTCATCCTCTTCCTCGTGCGCGCGGCACAGT